GGCTGGACACTCGCTTAAAGAGTTGCAAAGGTTCCGGCCCTGGGAAAAAGTTATCCAGCTTCAAGGGGTCAGGCACTACCTTCAGCACTTTACCCGACTTAGTCCCAGCAAGGAAAATTACCTGCTTAGACTCCTTGTCCCAGATTTCATAGACACAGGCCAGATCAGGGTTACCCTCCTTCTGCTCCAGGTTATCATCCTCAGTCTCACCTGACATTACCTGACTGAATGAGACATCAGCCACAGCCTGCTCGCCGAACTTCTCCTTGATCTCAGACTTTGTCATATGCCAGATCGCTGCAATCCAAGGGACTTCTACCCAGGTAGTAGCAAATCCGCAACGATATCTGTCATAGGGGATAATTACGGGCTCAACACATTCGTACTCAGTGGATACCGGCTCACCTTCTTCATTCTCAGCTACTTCAGCCTCATACTTGAACCACAGAATCCCCCGACCAGGCACGAGACTCCCCTGCACAGCGGACTTGAAAGCTGTGTCTATCGAACTTTCCTCCTCGCTGCCAGAGTCAATCATAGCCTCCAAGAGTGCCTGAGACAGTTTGGTAGCTGCCATCAGCACTGGATCACGCGCCTTCTTGTTCTTCGGCTTAACATCTGGCCGAGGGCAGGCATTGTAGAGTGCCGGGCCAAGGGTCTCAGTGTTGGCATAAAGGATATTGAACTGGTGTGTCTTCTTTTTGTCAGCCTCATAGAGCTTGACTATTTCCTGAGCATGCTGGATGTAGTCACCTTCCCGCTTATTGGCAGCAGTGAGTTCTTTCATCCAGTAGCTGTAAAGTTCAGCGTCACTTTGACCTGCCATATCAGCCCCCAAAGAACACTGCGTCAAGGACTGCGGTAGCTGCAGTTTCAATGAAGCGCAAAGCTTCGAGCTGTGAAATCTCCAGCATCAAAGGGACTCCGACAGGAATCACAGAGCCAACAGTTGCTGTAGGGTTAGTGCCATCCCCTCTCCAGCGCACAGGTTGCCCAGTCACGGTAAGCAGAACTTTAGCCGTCCCTGCGGGAATAGTCAGGCCGATTGCGGAAGTCAAGGTAGCGCGTTGCTGGTGGCCAAGAAGTTGCATAGAATTCTCCAGTCAGAAAAGGTTAGGGGCCGAAGCCCCTGGAATTACATTACGTTATAGGTGCGCTCTGGGATTTTCCGCAGAGTTACCCGGCTGAAGTTGAGTGCCACTGTAGCACCAGCAGCTATCCGCATCCTGAAGATGATTTCGATAGAGTTTGCCGCACTATCAGTCACCGCTTTCGGGGTAGCCAGCCGCATGCGATCACCAGAAAGGTACAGCGGATTCTGCCCTGCAAGCTCTGAGGCATCAAAGAAGTCCCGCACGGTCTGGTTCGGTGTGACCATATCCCGAATCTCACAGGTCAGGCAGACCAAACCTTCAGAAGTCATAGACTGCAACCAGCAATCAGCAGCAAGTTGCAATCGCGTAAACCCTGGAATATAGCCCTGACGACATTCCCAAATTACAGTACCATCCACTACAGTCTCCCCAGCTCTGCGTGGCCAGATAGGCTCCACAGCCCCAGTAGTCCCAGCCTGGATAGCAACGTACCACATGTCATTCTGGTAGTTCCTGTGAATTGAGATATCCGTTGGGGTAGGTCTGCGCCAAGTCCCAGCGGATTGCGCTGTAGCCGCTGCCCAATCACTAGGCACAGTCATGGCCACTTTCAGGTTAACCCTCACCTCAGCTGCTGCTGCCACAACCTCAATCTTCTGCCAGGTGAAGTTGTAGAGGCCAGGCTCAGCATATGGCACCCTTGAGCAGGTGACTGATGTCGGAGCACCACCAGCAACATCTACTGTCCAGCCATCAGCCACATCACCAGTAGGCAATGGGGTACCAGTCTTGGAACCTCCAGTACCTGCCATCATACCAATGTTGCTATGAAGCTGGGTGGCCGCAGTATTCCCGCCGACAAAGTTGGTAAAGTCAGTTTCTCGGGCAGAGAGGATATCCCGGGGCGGAAACTTGGCCTTGAACCAGTCCAGCACACTTCGAGCAGCCTTGGAAGCTACTCGGGTGTTGTAGTGTGTAGTTCCGTCAGAGGTGAGTTCCTGCCGGATATTCATCCTGCGTGCGGCGTAGACACCACCGCCGGTAGGAGCAGCCGACGCCCCAACTGTAGTGTAAGTGTAGGTATTTGCATCAACTACAGTAATCTGCGCCCCACCTGGCATTGTGTCATAGACTATATCCCTTGGTTCAGTCCGAATGATAACCCGATCGCCAGTGGAATATCCATGCGCTGTATGGGTAATAGTCCGGCCAGTCCCAGAAGCTGTACCAGTAATACCCGTAGTCTCTGGCTGATAGTCAGAATAACACATCAGAGGGTCGAAGTTCAGCACACTCACTGGATAAGTCCCTTCAAGCTCCAGCAGGTATTGCTGCCATTGATCCTGAATCCAAGAGGCATAGTTGTTAGACTGCCAAAGTCCGTTATTCGGCATAGTAGCCACAATCGGCCAGATGCCATAAGCCAGCAGAGTCTGGATATAAGCCTCCATACGCCACTTCATCTCAGCCAGCACTTCAGTAGCCATATCATAGCTAGTCACTGAGTTGATGTCATTGCCGCCAGTCTGGATATAAACTGCATGTGGGGTAGGGTACCCTGGCTTGGCAATTACATCCTGAAAAACCCGCTCCTGAATCTCCTGCACAGTTGAGCCTGAAATCCCAGCAGAGAATGGAGTCTCAAACCCCTGCAAGGTCAGCCTGCGCAACCAGTTCAGCACACCTTTTTGGGTATACTGCTTAACCACGCCACCACCAGCAGTATAGATTGGGGAATAGCCTTGATCGATCAATGAAAGGCCTGACTCAATCACAATTACAGGCGATGAGTAGCTGGCAGCTTTCAGCCTCGCAGCCAACTGAGTCATACCAATTGGGACATTTGGCTTTGAAGCCTCTGTGTTACTAGCCAGTGGGAAATTACTTCCAGCGACCATAAAATTCTCCTATCGTGTTGACTGCATAATCCGGTTCTGGCGCGAAGCCTCAACCAGCTGATTAAATGTCATCTCTGACGGTAATCTACCTAACCCAGAAGGCACTACTGTCGGAGGCTTAGGATACCAAGGGCGAGACATACAGGCATATCTCAGCTCATCCCCGGCGTGATCCTCTCCGTCAGTGTCGATGTCCTCTGAATTGATCTCATCATGTTGAAGGTTTGGTAAAGTTCGCAATGTATCGCTGCAGCAGTCCAAAAAGTAAAGCCTTGGAATCCCATCCTCACCCTTCAGTCTATGGTGCACCTGTTCCCAGCCAGGAATCCGCTTGTTATCCGCCGCTCTCCAGCTACAGCCATACTTTGCCATGACCTCAGCAATACTCGGCCCACCATTTCTGATGAAGATTGCAGGGTCGGCGGCTCCGTAGCGGATAGTCTCGCCCTTCTCTCTCAGCACAATACCCTGAGCAACCTCCCCAGCATCCATTTTGATCCCCTGGTTCGGCCCTTTAGCTCCATACCATTCTCGGTATTTCAGGATAGCTCCCTTTGGCAACCCCCAGCTACCATCACTGACTGCGTACCAGCCCACTGAGAATGGCTTAGCACTACCCCAGTCAAAGGCCCGGAATCTGACCGCAGTAGGGGGAATGCGATGCAACCACTCCTGAGTAGGCAGGACATGCAAAGCTTCACTGAATTCATCAAAGAAAGCCCCATCGATAACTGACCAATCCCCATCCAACCAGGCCCGAACCAAGGCCTCACTACCTGCCTGCTTGAGCTTCAGGATATAGGTCGGATCAGCTCGCAAGAGTCGCTGGTTGTCGCTCACTTTACTTGGGATAAATACCCGATCCAGTGAGATAATCCGCTTAACCCCGTCAATTTCGACCTCCTCAGCCTCTGAGATTACCTGAAACCCTTGAGGTGCTGGGTCAATGTAGCGATGCTTCACCCAGTTATGGCCCGGACCACCAGGGTTACCAGTCAATCTCATCCCCGTAGGCACCCCAGCAGTACTCCGCAAGGTAGCCTTCAGCTTCATAATCGGACTGGCGCTAGGAAAGTTAGTAGTCTCCTCGACATAAACCCTGGTATAGTTATGGCCTTGGTACTCCTCAGCATCCGAGTCCCTCTCCAGATACACAAACTTCAGGCGAGCACCCCCGGGCATAGTCCAGGTCTTGCTCTGTTCCTGATAGGTAGCACCAATTTTCCTGTATAGCTGCTTGGATCGGGCAATTACCTCACTCAGCTGAGTCAGTTTCCGCCGAACAAATATCCCAACAGCATCCTCTTGGTAAGTGGCTGAGTGATCCGCCCAATCCCCCAAACTGGCTTCAGTCTTGCCACCTCCCCGCGCCCCTCCGAAGAACACCTCAAACACTGGACAGGCAATCAG